TTCCTTAAATCATTGCTTGTTAGTTTAACAATATGTGTAACTCTTTCGCATGTATCTAAATCTGTTGATAGATAGGGAACAACTAAATCTTCTGCGGGTACAAATTTTGCAACTGGTCTTGCTAAGTCAGCATCATAATAAACTTTTTTAAAACTTGAACCTGCTAGTGGTAGATAAAATAACATTTGATCCATGTCAGGATCATAGTCTTCCATCTCATCTGTAATCATGTAGTTCATGTAATCTTTTACACGTTGTGCTTGTGCTTCTACTTCTGTAGTTACATCTCCAATAATATTACATTTTACAGGACCCCCTGCTGGTAATAATTCTTTATATGCTTGTGATTGAAATTGTGTAACACTCTCCGCTAGTAGTGGATGCGTTACGCCACTCGCTCCTTGAAAAGGCTGTGAGCGTTCATTGTATTTAAAACCAAGTAGGTCTAGACCTTTGGTATATGAGTCTATCCAATCCGATCGTGACTCTTTATCATCTTCATATTGTTGTCTTAACTCACTTGATAGACTGTTTAACTCATTTTCATCTAAAGCTTCTGCCAAGTTTGATGAAAAGTCAACAGCAATCTGTTCTTCTTCCATTGCCCCAACAATAGCTCCACCATCTTCTGTGGGTGTGATTTCTGCACCAATATCCTCAACTAATTGAACATCTGTTGGTGATTCATCAGTTAAAGGAACTGTATTCTCTGGGTTAATTGGTCTATCTACTGCCATTATGTTATCAAAGTTTTCTTTTGTTTTTTCTTTTGTATAGCACTGAAACCTTTGGCTTGCACGAATTTATAATACTTTGCTTTGGGATTTGCAAAAGAAGCTTCTTTTTTGTCCTCTTTTGTTTTCTTTTTCTTAGATCCTTCGACCGTGAATCCCTTGACAATACTCATCAGTAATAACTTCTTTCCATAGGTAACTGTTCTAACATCGGTGGATCCTCATAATCCTCCGGATGCACAGCTAATCCGACTTGACGATAACGCATCAAAGCTTGTGTTGTGCTATCCACCAAATCATCATGATCACCATAAGGGAAAGCTGCACATTCTTCAATCAATTCTTGTGCCCACTTCTCATCTGGTGCCCAGACTTGCCCCGCCTCAAAGAGAGGAGAAACTGAATTAACTCTGACGTGTTTATCATTACCTTTGCTCGGTGTAAAGTTTACGACAGGTATTCCGACTCTACGCAGCTCTTGTGTGAGCGGTGTACCACTAGCCTTTTGTTCTATAATCACGGTCTCTGGCTCCCAATAATTATATTCTTGCATTGATATTCTTTTGAGTTCTGGAAAATCCCAACGTCCTTTTTTAACATCAAGTAAAATTATATTAGGCGTGGTCTCATTATGTAAAAACACTCCCCACGTTGTAATAGCTGAAAAGTCTGCTGTTTCTTTTTTACTGAACGCTGTATCGTAGCTTTGAATCACATGTTGCAAACTAGGTAGGGCGGGCCTATCCCAAATGTTCCACCACTCTCTTTTGATAATGGAACCTTCTTCTGAGGTAGGATTCTGTTGCCATTGTGCATTCCACTTGGCCACGGACAGTGAGGCTTTGACCGATTCTAATTCATGTAGTTTCCAGTATTGTGGCCATACGGGTTTATCTTCCAAGATTGCAGGAAACTCAATTACGTCCCATTGATCTGCTTTGACATCACTTTGTGCTTTCATCAATTGACCTGTCAAATCTTTTGTTGACCATCTAGTCATGACAATAACAATCTTGCCTCCCGGTTGTAGACGTTGTCTAGGTCCAGATGTGTACCATTCATAAGCTGACTCCATTGCCGTCTCGGACAATGCATCTTGCTCGGAATGTGGATCATCAATAATTAATAAATCTGCACCACGTCCCGTGATTGCACCACCGACACCTGCTGCGAAATATTCTCCGCCTTTGTTTGTTTCCCATCTGCCCGCAGCTTTAGAATCTTGAGACAACTCGATATCATCAAAGACATCTTGAAAAGTATTCTCTTCCATGAGGTTACGAACCTTTCTACCAAAACGATAGGAGAGTTCTGCTGTGTGTGTTGTTTGAATGATCTTGAGCCGTGGATCACGGCCCATCATCCATGCTGGAAATAAAAATGATGCAAATTCTGATTTGGTATGTCTGGGTGGCATATTTACGATTAGTCGATTTATCCTCCCCTCCGCCAAGTCTTGAAACTTTTCTGCAATTTTTATGTGATGGGGCCCCTCTACAAACTCTGGCCATACTTGTTTCACAAATTTTATAAAATTATTCTGGGCTAATGTTTTTAATTGAAATGTTTTTTTACGTAATAATAATTTTTTCTTGAGAGTATCTAACTCTTCAGGAGTCATGTTATCATAATTAACAATACGCTTGAACTGTTCTACTTCGGACATCAGATGTTTATACCATATAGTCTGTATGTGCAAAAGTTTATATATACAATAACCTATATTGTGCTACGCTCTTTTTAGGGGTTGTCCCTCCTGTGATTTTATGATTTGGCAAAAAGCGCAAAATGAGACTCCCGCCCGGAACTAGAACCAGGACCAATTAAAAAGTTATCCACAGGTATTTAAAATAAATAAAAATAAATTGAAACAATTTAGAATTTTAGCCGTTTACTTATATAAGATTTTATAGTAATTTTACTATAATATTGTTGACTTATTTTTTATGGGAATTTATAAGTTAATTATCTTTTAACAACGGAGAAACTATGTTTAAAAAAGATATATTAAAAAAAGCAATTAACAATAAATTGTTTTCTGTTGAGTTTATCAAAGCTGATAAAACAAAGAGAACTATGCTTTGTAAGTTGCCCACCAATGAAAAGTTTTTTAGTGGTGGAGAATTAAAAGGCGATAGAAGTCACTTATTAGAAGTGATTGATGTCACAGTGTTAAGAAAAACCAAAGAACCAAAAAAGGCTTGGAGGTCTATTAATCTTAATACTTTAACAAGTCTTAAAATCGGGGGTATCGAATGGATATAACTTTTAAATATGAAAACAATATTGACATTGTTTGGAATGGCTCGGCTACTTTCAATCTCTTTGTTGATGGTCACAATGTTAATTGTTTTACTCAGTATGATATTGAGACTGAAGAACAGGCTCAACAAGCTGCAGATGAATGGCTAGCAATGGAACTTGAAGAAGAAAAGTTGAGGCATGCAGATGCTTACTAAAATTTATAAAGGACCGGGCGCTATTAAGCGCCCGACTCAATGGCTTGAATCAATTTTTATTACTGAGCATCAAATGTATAATGGCTTGGAAAAAGCTAGACAAGAAGCCTGTGTATATCAACATGATTATAAAACACTTAATGGAGAACATGGAGTAGAATACATGTTAATGATTGAGGTTGATAACAATGTTGAGATACCTGGATTTACAGCAGATGCTTTTGAAGCAAGTTATGATGACTATTCAGTGGGGTACGAAGATGCTTAAAAGAGTGTTAGCTGTCTTGATGTCGACCGGATCTATTTGGTTTACGTTTTGCCTGGCAGTTTTTATACTCGGGCTAATTTTCCCGCACTACTTATGATAAACTTTATAGCTGCAGCTCAAAGCTGCAGCTTTATTAATGAAAGGATAATTATGGAACAAATGCTACTGAATAAAGTTCAGATCCTAGAAGACCAGCTTGGTAGGACTGAAGACGCATGGTTAAAAAGAATATGGGAAGATAAAATTAATGATCTGATGCGCAAGGTCACAAGACTTAAAAAATAAAATAAGGGGGCAATGCCCCCTTGATTATGCTCTTAATTTTTCTAGAAGTTTAGCAACTGCCTTGTCACTGTTACCACCAACATTCCATTCATAAATATCATTTAGTTCTAGACCCTCGGCACCTAAATAGTTTTTACCATTCTTCCAATTGTAAAGAGTGGCTACTGTACCATCAGCAAATTCAAAAGCCCATTCAACATCTGTTTTATAATTATCACATTGATCCATATGAGGTGGACCAAATGTATTTAACAGCTGTTCATATGTTGCTTTTATATATCCTCGGAGGTATGTCCCTCCTATATTTGTGGTCTTTTCCATATTCATTCCTTTCTTTTAATTATGTATTGACTATGGGATATTTTGTATATAATGTCAAATCATAATTTAACTAAAGGAGTGAATTATGCCTAACTGGACTGAAAATAATGTTTTGTTTGTTGGTAAGAAAAAGCAACTCAAAACATTGAAGACTATGTTGAAATCAAAAGATAATGATTTTGATTTTAATAACATTGTTCCTATGCCAAAAAATATTTATCGTGGATTGCTCGGTAGAGAAGAAGAGGAAAAACATGGTAAAAATAATTGGTATCATTGGAGCATTGATAATTGGGGGACGAAGTGGAATGCTGTTGACACTACTGTTGAGGAAAACGGAAGCACTTTGTCTTACAACTTTATGACTGCTTGGGATTGTCCTCGTCAAATCGTTGACGCATTAATGAGAATGAGAAAAACAATCCTCAAAGATATAAGTATTAATTGGGACTGTGTTCATGAAGACGGGAATGAACATGAAGTCATAGTTGATATTGAAGTTGATGGAGGTAAAAATAATGAAGAAACCCATAGTTAATCATTATGGAGATGTAGGGGTTGACTCTGGTCAACTCCTCATCATTGATCCATGCTATTTAGAAGAATTCATGAAGCTTTATTCTTACGAAGATATCTGTGAGTATGGGGGCAACATGCAATTTAAATTAGGGCACGATGGTATAGCTTGTAAATTGGAAAGTTTCGGGGGCGATGGCTTTTTTGCAATTGATTCAGTAACTCACCATAACAAGTATTCACCATTGTATTCTAAGTTCGTACTAAATTTGTACGAATAACACTCCTTGACCCGGGGCTTTTTAGCCCCTGGTTTATTCAAGCTGCAATGTAAAACTGATCTTTGATATGTATTTGCAGCTTGATTAAGCCGAAAGGCTCAAGCAGCTAACATGTCCGACTGACCAAGCCGAATTGTTAGCTGCAAGGCGCAAGGATCCTGGTAACAAGCTTCTTCAAGACCTAGGACGCCAGGATCAAGGCGCAAGATTTTAATTGACATTGTATAAGATTTATCTTATATAATAAATGAGGGGGCCAGTCAGCACAGCTCACGCCCCCTTAAGAAAGGAGTGTATACAATGGATACATTAACTAATAAATACTTGCCGGACTTTACAAAAGAAAAGATCAGCAAAGAAGAAGCTGCCGAGCTGCTGTACCAATCACTTTGCAAACAGGCAAAGGAAGTTGGCCATGATCCAGCTTGGGAAGTTTTTAAGCAGCCATACAAAGAAGATCCAAAAGGGATCATGGTTTCATATGAAGCTGGCCCATATGATTGGGGCGTGGGCTACTCTTTGAGCTCTCATCCTGAATCATACGATATGATGAACAACCCTCAAGATTGGTATCTCGAATGTTACTATGGGTTCGATGTTATCTTCTGTGACAAATAAAAATCCTGGCCACCCTCCATGGGTGGCCGAGTTCAATGCATTAGTTAAGATCTTCGTATCTTATGGTATGACGAAGCGAGAAGCGAAGATTTGTTTATTAAAAATATTATTGAGGTAGCTGCAGCTAAGTCACCTGGTTCAAAAACCAGGGTTCAAGGTCACAAGGCTCATGGATTAGGGCGCAGGGTTCAAGGCTCAAGCCTAACTTTGCAAGTCTCAAGGCACAAGATCCAGAATAAATCGAGATGCCTCCTCGTCCAAGGGGGGTGGCCATGATAAACGAACAACCACCATTCGTATTATGGCTCATATGCCATGATATTTGACCGGGGGATAGCTTGACTTTGTTACCCGTAGTTACCTTAAGCTCTATCCAAAACTGTCCTCGTTGTTTATCTGTGATTTTATAAACGGCAAGTATATCAGGCAATCCTAACGGAGTGACTGCTTCAATTCTTGTTAAGGTAACTTTTGTAAATTTATCTTTGATTCTTTTCCAGAATCTCGTCTCCGGTTTCGTTGTCATTTACCTCACTATAACTCCCCTCGATAGACAATCTCTTGTCCATATCTCGCAGTAACTTATCAACTTCTTCACGATTCAATTGATCTATACTGCCATGCATTATCTCTTTTCTGTCAATGTAAAGACCACCAACTTGACCCCTGGATTTTTCAGCCGTAACGGCTGCATTCCAATTGCCCTTTTCTTCCGCGCCCCTGCTCAACTGATCTAATCTTTTCAAATGTTTGTAAAGATTAATTTCATATTTCTTTTCTTCTTGATTCCGCAGCTCACGTATATATTCAGTACAGGCAGGATGTTTGCGTAGTTCGGAGGCCTCAATTCTTGCCCTCTTTTCTGAGTATCCGGCCAGGATAGCACACTCCGTAGCTGTTTTTGTGTCGCCTTCTTGAACAAACAATAAACAAAACTTTGCTTGCTTTGGTGTCAGTTTGTCTCGTAACTGTTCTAGTTCCATAATACCCTTATAACATGTTTTTGGCAGAAAACAAGGAATCTACCGCTACGCCATATATGCCAGACGTAGCGGACATGTAGCGGTTAAAACAGGTTTAAGTCATTGTAATGTATATATTATTTCACTACCGCTACACCGCTACACCGCTACGCGTAGTATTTGAAAGGTTAAATATAAATATGTTGTAGAAATAACTATAGCACTGTATAGATGAATCTTATTCACTCCCTTTCCCCCTCTTAATGTTTTCATTCTTCATTGGAGGGGGTGTTTTTATTTGACATCAGTATCTATATGGGATAATTAGTATATTATACATCAAAAGGAGAAACTATGATTGTAGATAAATATGTCGTTAATAACATTGGTTCAAAGTGGACCAAAGGCAAACGTAAAAAAGATTGTATATTAGGAAGTCTTGATGGCATTGATGGTATCGAACTAAAAAGATTAGTTCCTTTACTTGAGCAGTGGCACGAAACAGTCAATGGCGAATATGCAACAAGAAATATAGAAGTAATAATAAATGTTACGGAGGTTGACCATGACTAAATTTGATTCGTGGGTCATGGACCAACAAGAAAGGGCCATGGAGGAAGCGGCAGATCGCTTGAAAGAAGAAGAAGGATTAAAAACTTTCAAGGTAACTGAACGCTACATCAAGCAAGATACTTGGATTGTTAATGCAATCAACAAAGAAGAAGCGACGGACATTGCTATGTCCGTTGACCCTGATACTTCAGAAGTGGTTAGGGTCGAATGCACAACTGCTGAACCATTGGAGGAATCATGAGTGATATATTTGATAGTCGAGATTTGTTAGACGAATTAAAAACATTGGACGAAGAAGACGATTACGATAGAGAAAGAATTGAAATGATAGATGATCTTATTGAAGAAGTTGGAAGAGATAACTTTGAAATGGGTGTAACATTTATTCGTGAAAACTATTGGGTCGAGTATTGTGAAGATACGGCTTATGATTTTGGTTATCTTGACCGTCAAGATAATAGCAATCCATTACACTATCACATAGATTGGCGGGGTTGGGCAGACGCTGTTGCCATGGATTATAGTCAAACAGATTTTGACGGTGATACTTACTATTGGAGGGCATAATGAAAAAAAAATATACTAAAAAAGATTTTTTAGATTATGCTTCAGGATTTAATTATGATCTTGATGAAGTAACAGATAAAAATGGAAACATTTTATCTGATGATAATATTAAACAAAGCATGAAATCTTGGTCATTAAAAGATTTTCAAGATTGGTTTGGATTTACTTATAAAGTAATTGAATAAATAATTAGCCACTAGGATTTATTTCTTAGTGGCTTTTTTTTGGTCTAAATATTTTA